GTAATGTTATTGCGAACCCTGAAAGAACATCTATCAACGATCCTTGGCACGGAAGAGTACATAAACCTATTGATTTTGAAATCCTTGATAATGAAGCTGTAAACCCTGGCAAAAGAAGGTGTCAAGAAACTGTGGATATTGCTAAAGAACATGGAAAGTGGGGACACCTTATGCATAAAATATATCGATCCAAATGGCCTGCTCCACCAAGGAACTGGCCCAAAGATGTCGAGAAAACTGTTATGAAAAACCCTCAACCAATTTTATACCCTTATTTCGAACTGGAGAAATAAATGTCACTACTAGATTTTAGTACAACCTACAAACCATTTAAGTACCCTTGGGCAGTAGAACTGTCTAAGAAACACGAAGAAGTCCATTGGATTGAAGACGAAGCGGAGTTAAGCGAAGATGTCCAAGACTGGAAAACCAAACTCACCGAAGACGAAAAAGAGTTCATCACACAAGTGTTGCGGTTGTTTACTCAATCGGACGTTCAGGTGGGTGAAAATTATCACGAACTTCTCATCCCTAAATTCAAGAACAACGAAGTGCGTAATATGCTTAGCTCGTTCGCCGGTCGTGAGGCGGTACACCAGAGAGCGTATGCCCTTCTTAATGACACGCTTGGTCTTCCCGACGAAGAGTATCACAAGTTTCTTGAGTACAAGGAGATGGCGGATAAAGTAGATTTCATGAAAGAAGGTGATACGTCTACTCACACAGGCCTTGCACTCGCACTCGCACAGTCTGTATTCAACGAGGGTATGTCTCTGTTCTCTTCATTCGTGATGTTGTTGAACTTTCAACGCTTCGGCAAGATGAAGGGTATGGGTACAATCGTCGAGTGGTCTATCCGTGACGAAACTCTACACGTACAGGGTAACGCAAAGTTGTTCCGTACCTTCTGTGAAGAACATCCTCGTATCGTCAATGATGAACTCAAGTCTAAGATATATACTATGGCAAAGAATGCAGTAGAACTCGAAGACAAATTCATCAATCTAGCATTCAAGGGTAACGAAGTTGAAGGTCTCACTAAGGAAGAAGTTAGACGTTATATTCGGCACATTGCTGATCGTCGTTTGCTTCAACTTGGTCTGCGTACTAAATTCAGACAGAAAGACAATCCACTACCATGGCTGGATTGGGTGCTCAACGGTGCATCCCATGATAACTTCTTCGAGAAAAGAGTAACAGAATACTCCGTAGTCGGTATGGAAGGAGACTGGGGGTGGGATGAGGTAGCGTGAATGTACGTAGAACCAGACGAATACGAGTACGATCTATCGTGTGACGTATGTGAAAGTGAATTAACACTGATTGTAAAAGACGGTAACGCAGAGTTACCAACGCACTGCCCCATGTGCGGTACCCCACAAGAAGGTGGGGAATGGGGATGACAGATTCCGATTGGTATGGAAGAGCCATAGACCCCCAGCCCACCACAGAGTGGGTCTGGGCCGGTCGCCCCTTTGATCCTGACGACGAATACCTAAAAGACTATGTCGGGTTCGTCTACCTGATAACAGAAAAAGATACAGGCAAAATGTATGTCGGTAAAAAGAACTTCTGGTCAACCCGAAAACTCCCACCCCTCAAAGGAAAGAAACGTAAGAGAACTGTTACTAAGCAGTCCGACTGGCGTGACTACGTTGGGTCAAATGAGACTCTCAAACTCCTTGTCGAAGAGAAAGGCCTCGAACAATACGAAAGACGTATCCTGAAGATGTGTAAGTCTAAGGGTGAGTTGTCCTATGCAGAATTAGAAGAACAAATCAAGAGACGGGTGCTCTTCGATGATAAATACTATAATGGAATTATCCAAGTAAGAATCTCATCTAGACATCTTGGAATTAATAAATAACTCTATACATTCAATTGAGGTTTGACAGTGTTACGGTTTTCACAATATTTGGAAGAGGGTGTCAATGACCCCGCAATCTTTAAGGCAGTCTTTCTCGCAGGTGGGCCTGGTTCTGGTAAATCATTTATCGTAGGTAAGACCGGCCTCACATCGATGGGATACAAAGTCGTGAACTCTGACGACGCATTTGAGGCAGGAATGAGAAAGGCGGGTATGACTATGTCACCCGATAACATCTTCTCACCAAAGGGTCAAGAGATACGCGGAAAGGCAAAACGTCTCACAGGCACCAAACAGGCGCGTTACATAAAGGGTCGGCTGGGTCTTGTGGTCGATGGTACCGGTAAAGACCCTGAGAAGATTGCACGACAGGCACAACAGATTCAGACACTAGGTTACAAAGTCGCAATGATTTTTGTCAACACAGACCTAGACACCGCACTCAAAAGAAACAAAATGCGTGAACGATCACTCCCCGATGCAGAAGTAGAAGCATACTGGAAGGCAGTGCAACGCAATGTTGGTAAGTTCCAACGTATGTTTGGTAAAGAGAATTTCCTCGTAGTCGACAACAGTGAAGGTAAGAACTACGAGAAAGAAACACTTCGTGCATACCGTGATGTTAGAAAGTTCACTGACAAACCTCACAACAAGAAGGCACAGAAGTGGATCGACACAGAGAAAGCAGCTATCCGTCAAGCGGGTAGAAGTCGTGGGTCAAGTGGTAGCAGATAACACTTGACACCTCGTATAGATATGTGTATAATGAGCTACAACGTCGATAAGGAAACTTAATTATGGCATTATCAAACCCCCTTCAAGTTTATGAGATTTTAGAAAAGGCAGCCAGTAAAAAGGCTAAGAAAGATAAGATTGCAGTACTACAAGAACATGGTAGAAACATGGCCTTGAGAGATGTACTCCAAGGCACTTTCGATGATCGAATCGAGTGGAAACTACCCACTGGATACGTACCTTACACCCCCGCAAGAGAGGAAGCAATTCCTGCTACTCTCAGAAAAGAACATCTCAAGTTTAAATTCTTTGTTTCAGGCCTACGTGACTGCGAACGTCTAAACAACATTAAAAGAGAAAAAATGTTTTTGGATATCGTTGAGACGATTCATCCGAAAGACGCAGAATTATTGATCAACATGATTAATAAGAAACCACCCATGAAGGGTATAACCAAGGCACTAGTAAAGGAGGCATTTCCAGATCTTTTGTAATGATGAATCCCATTAATTAGAATAAGGAGAGTACATGGTTCAAACGAATCAGTTAGAAAGACTTAGAAAAGACTCGCAAGAGTTGGGACATTACATTCACAAATTAAATAAAAGGGGGAAAGCAGATATTGCACACAAAGTGGCTAAACGTCAATTGTTCTTAGACACTGCAATATCACAAGCTGAAACTCGACTAAGGGGGTGATCCTTATCTGGAACTGGCCCCTTAGATGGGGCCTTTTTCATTTCTGGAATCACATTATATGCCTACATATGATCTAAAAAACACAGAGACAGGAGAGGTAAAAGAGTTCCTGATCTCTATCTCCAAAAAAGAAGAGATGGTTGCGTCCGGAGGGTGGGAACAAGTGCACCTCGGCGTACCGGATCTTGTATCTCATACAGGGTCTATCCTCGGCAAAACATCGGGTGACTGGAAGAACAAACTCGATCAAATCAAGAAACAATCCGGCGGCAACTCTGGTCTATCTGCGGAAAAGAAACGTAAATACGGGTTAGTTGACAATTCGATACATAACTAGATGAAGACCAAACAACAACAAGGCGAGTCGATGAACATTCGCATCGACGATATGCGTACTATCGAACCTGTTACCGGCGCCCAGAAATATGCATGGCAATCATGGAGAGAGGGAGACAATCTCGCCATGGTCGGTACTGCGGGTACAGGTAAGACGTTCCTTGGTCTGTACCTTGCACTCGAAGAAGTGATGGACAAGTCAACACCGTATGAATCAATTCGTATCATTCGCAGTGCAGTCCCTACACGAGAGGTTGGGTTTCTGCCAGGCACAATCGAAGAGAAACTTGATGCATTCACTGGCCCGTATCGTGCGGCCTGTGCGGATCTTTTTGAGGATGATCGCGCATATGAAAAACTTGTTCATAATAAATATATACAGTTCGAATCTACCTCGTACATACGGGGAGTGACGTTTGATCATAGTATCGTTCTGGTTGATGAGATGCAAAACCTCAACTTCCATGAACTGGATTCTGTTATCACACGGATCGGTCATTGTTCTAAAATCATTTTCTGCGGGGATTACAAGCAGTCAGATTTTAAACAGACCGGAGAGAAAAATGGTATCAATACTTTTCTAGAGATTCTTGAACAGCTTAAACACTTTTCAGTTGTTGAGTTCTCGTGGGAAGATATTGTCCGAAGTGGTCTCGTAAGAGACTACATAATGACAAAGGAGTGGATGGGACTATGAGTGACCTATTCGATTTTGGTTTTACCGCAGTAACAGAAGACGAACTTGATGTAGTTCGTGATACACAGTCGCGGGTAGAAACCACAACAGACACACTAGATAGACTGTACAATGCGATCACACCGTTATTGAACAATCTAAAGGCAAATCCTGAAAAGGATTACATTTACTGGCCTAACCGACTTGAGAAGGTAGAACAGTTTGAAGATCATTTGCAATCTATTTACAAGGGGTCGTAGACCAATGAACAGAGAAGCAGTATTTGAACAACTTAAAATTGACGAGGGAGTAGTCAATGAAATTTATTTGGATCATCTGGGGTATCCTACGTTCGGAGTCGGTCATCTCGTGCTTGAGCGAGATCCAGAACACGGACAACCAGTCGGAACACCCGTCTCAGATGAGCGCGTTAGAGAGTGCTTTGACGCAGACCTCGATCTGGCTATAAGTGAGTGTGTCGCACTCTATGGTGCGGATGTCTGGGAAGGTTTCACCGATGAAGCACAACAGATCCTTGTGAACATGATGTTCAACATGGGCCGCACCCGACTATCTAAATTCAAGAAAATGAACGCTCATGTAATTTGTGGTGAGTGGGAAAGTGCAGCGGTTGAAGGTCGCGACTCATTGTGGTATAATCAAGTGACCAATCGTGCAGAACGTTTAATGGAGAGAATGGAGAATATCTAAATTATGGCGAAGTATAGCCGTTTTGATCCTCGTAATAAAAAGAAAGGCCGTCACAAGAATCAATATTTGGGTCGTACACAAAAACCTATACGACGTGAGTTAGATGCTGACGATAAAGACTTACAAAAATACTATGAGGCCTTCAGGGCAAAATAAATGACCAATTGGTTCCGCGAACCAATCTCCAAACAACCGATATTCGTTAATGATTCTTATGAAATAGATTGGCGCGGAACATTAGGAGTTGGCGATATTCTGTATGGTTTGAATTGTGCACACCAACTCGCACATCTATACAACCATCCTATCAAAATGAACGTGTTTTGGCGACACGATGCAGACTATCTGTATCACTACGAAGATCCAGAGACAATCATCGAACGCACACAATATCTACACAACCTATATCATCGTCAGTCGGATGTCACTCTCAATCACATCTTTAACTCTACAGATGATGAGATTGAGAAACTACGTTGGCGTGGATTCGGCCATAAGAACGACTCCCAACGTGTTCTATCGTTTCATCACTGGATGTTTCGAAAAGAATTATGGACTGAGGGTAGACCCAAGAAGGTTGTGTTCTGGAGACCCACATTCAATCGTGAGATACCATCGGGTGGCAAGACATGGAAGATGACATTCACTGTAAAAGAGTGGGAACGCATCGTTCACTTTCTGGAACTCAAGGGATATGAAATGGTCGAACTGACTTATCGCACACCCGTGAGTGAGGCCGTCTACCACATACGCACATCCAAGTTCTGTATCTTCTATGACGGTATGTGGCAATACATCGCACGTAACTTTGCAAAACCCGTGATCACATTGGGTGGTAGTTCTATCTGCAAGGTTCACAGTCCACAAGGTGTTTACTTTGCACGGCCACATGATGAGGATAATGATTTTTGGGACTACCTATATAATTTACCACAACTAGAATCGCATCTCGAAAGTCGTGCGGATCGTTATAAAACCAAATTATGGAA